AATCTTTTTGAGCATGAGTAAGTTTTACAGTATCACCCTCAGCACTAACAATTTTTTGTAAAAGAGATGCTCTATTTTGCATATCTTTTTCAGCTTGTTTTGAAATATTACTTCGTTCACGAGTTAATTCGGTTATTTCTCGTTCTAAGTTTAGTCTATCTATTAGATTTTGATTTGCCATTATTTTATCCTATGAAGTCATCGATGGTTACTTTTTTAGGTTTGTATGGTGTGTAATCAGGATCATCTTTTTCAGCCCATTCGTTAAAATCATCCCACAAATCTTTAATTTCTTGATTCAAATTATCTATATTTTTTTTGATTTGTCTATCTTTTTTGATGTTACGAACAGCTAATTTATTAGCTATTTTATCACGAATTTTTTTTAAAAAATTTTCTGATAAGATATTTTCAATATCCATATATGATTTTTTCTTTGACACATTCCTCTCCTAATTAGATGTATGTATTCATATATAAATATCAAATATGTTAAAAATTATCTTTTAAATCTTGGATTGATTGTTGGTTTTGAAACTCTTGATTTTTGATTATATTTTTGTATTTCGTCATTTTCTTTTTTACGAACATCGACTAATTCTTTATAATAGAAATTTCTCAGATATATAGGCATGTCATATACATCAGAGTGTGTAAATCCGTTTCCATGATACATTAATTGAAATATTTGTTTATGAAGATTTGGTTTATCCTTCGGTTGAAGGCCAAAAAAACCCAACCGTCATCGGTATATCTACCTTGACGGGCTCTCCTCCTATATCAACTCGTTGAGTTAACTCGATATCAGGTGAAACTTTTGATATTTGTTTTCTTAAATGCATTGAATCTCTGGCTAAAATATTAACTGAAAAACTATTTATTGTGGATTGTGAATCATCACCATCGACTGATGTAATACAATGTCTCAATCTTGTAGTTAGCTCTGGAACTATATCTGATCCAATTTTCTTTTGTGAATTTAATTCATCTTCAATATTTTTTTCTTCTAGTCCTGTTAATAATTTAAACACGACTTTACTTTTTGAAACAGGTAGTTCTACCTCAAATTTATTTTCTTTAATACCTTCTGGTAATTTTTTAAATGGACAATCAGCTAAGTTAAAAGTTTGTGTAATATCATTTCCTGTATTTGGATCTTTAATTTCACAAACATATTCAGGTCCATATGCTAATATTCTAGCTGCAACCATTACAGCATTTTTATCACCTATAAGTAAATCGTTTGATGTCACACCCTCAGTTATTATTAATGAATTTATAAGTGTATCAATTACAACACCCTTTTTGATAAGATTTTGTGATGTAAGAATATCTTCTTCTTTTGCAGTCATGTATTTTATTTCTATTTTACCATTGGAACAAGGATGATCTTTTGAATAAAGTCTCCCCTCACTTGGTAAATCTATAACTTCACTTGGAAATTTATGTTCTGACATAATTTATACCTCCGTAGCTCTTTTGTACCAACCAAACCAAAATCTCTCTTGTTCTGGTTTCTTTATAACTAAATTAGCGAATCGTAACACACGATAAGCTCGAACTCTTTCAAGTTCTACATTTTGTATTGCTTTTATTGTCGCTGGTCCTATACCACCATCAACTTCAATTTTATCTCTATTCTTAGCATTTGCAGCTCTCTGTAATACTTTTACAGCACCACCTCTACCAAAGTTAACACACATATCAAAATAGATATGCCGTAAATGGGATGGTACTTCATCACATTTAGCTGGTCTCCAATAGTCTTGGTGATATATCTTTTTTGCTTGTTCTTTTGTAAGATTTTTGATGTCCACATTAGGATAGAATTTTTTAGTAATTCCATATTTAGTTTCTCCACCTCTGTCATGTGGATCATTTACATAACCACCTTCGTGTTCTAAAACTACTTCTATTATTTCTTCAAATGTTGTTTTCATTTTAAACTCCATATATAAATATATATAATATAAAAAAACCCTTAACTTTTTATTAAGGGTTTTTTATTTCATATTTCAGTTTTAATTATTAGAATTTCAATATAGCGTAATCATACTTTAATGTTAATTGAATTTCAACCGGATCACTAGTTGCAAAATCCATATCACCAAAATTAGCTGATTGAATGTACGCACCTTTTAGTTCCCATTCTTCAACAACATCACCCACAGGACCTAATACATTGAAAGTTATATCTTTCTTATAGAAATCAGAGTATCCGTCTCTACCAGTCACTGATTCGTGATGTAACCTTACCCACTCCATCACTTGTTGAGATGCACTTGGTACAATTGGATCATAAAGTGTTATATCTATTGGTTGCCATCTTGATTTACCCTTAACATATCTTGTTACATTCATATGTTCTAAGATAACTTCATCGGATTCTAATTGAGGTCTATTGATAGTTTTAATCATATACGCATTAATTCCATCAATATTCATAATAAATCTATTTTTGAGCTTTGGCTCAAAAGGTGTAAACATTATATCTTGAGGTTCTAATAACTCTGGCATATTTTTTCTCCAGTTAAAATATATTAATTCATATATAAATATCAACAAATATAAAAAAAAGGGACTTATATTTCTATAAATCCCTTTTCTTTAGTTTATTTAACTAACTATTATTCAGGAAATGCAGCACCTGTAGGTTGTATTGTAAAATCTAACACAATAAACTCTGCAGTTCTTGTGGGTTGTAAGAATAATTGTCCGACTAATTGATTTCTATCAATTGTATCAGGTGTATTATTCGTTTCATCCATTACTACTCTGAATGCACTCAATCCACTTTGTGATTGAACATTTTCTAAGAATGGATTTACAATTCCTAAGAATCTTCTTCGTGTTGCCGCCGTATTCTGTTCAAATACAAGGAATCTTGAAGAACTTGCGATAAACTTCTTAACTCTAATTAACAGTCGTCTCACATTGATTCTGTCCAATGCAGATGATTTTTTCTGTAATGTTTTTTGTCCGAACACAGTCACTCCTTGTCCAGGAAATGTTGCAATTGGATTAACATTTGAATCATACAATGTATCACGGTTAGCCTGAGTCAGTTTTCTTTCAGCCTGAATAGCCACATCAATACCACCACGATTTAAACCAGCTGGAGCAAACCATGGATGAGCCACTTTATCGTTGAATGCGTAGATTCCACCCATAACAACTGAAGGTGGCACCCATCTTTGAGTTCCAGCAACTAAGGTATCAGGTACTTTTACCCAAGGCCAATACATAGCTGCGAAGTTTGAATCTCTTGTCTCAGCCTGACTTGTAGCATCTGCTATATTCATACCATATGGTACAGGATCAACGACTGCAAAACAGTCTGCTCTATCTTCACATACATCAATTACTTTAGAAGCTATCTTAGTATGAACACTTCCAATTATACCAGGTACTAATATTAAATTAACATCGTATTCATCTTGGTTTGATATTAAATCTAAAGCATTGGTGTATCCTGTAAGACCTTGATTCGCAGTTTCGGGATTAAATCCTTGTGAATTTGTATCAATGTCTTCATAGAAAGTATAATTAGTAGTATTATCTCCTTTTGGATTTCCTACTGGATCGAATCCTGCATATCCATTACTTCCACCACTAAATGCACCATGAGATGAACCACTACCTACTGCCGGTAATGATGCTGAAAGACTACCAAGTCTAACATTTCCATTCTCATCAATGTAATCAAGTGTATCAAGTGGATTGTGAACAGTTACAAACTTTGACTTATTTGGAAATGATCCAGATAATTGTAAGAATGTTCCATCAGATGTCCTTAGAGTATTTATTTGGTCACCCACTCTTTTACCAATATAATTGGTTGAATTAGGATCTAAACTAAGATTTGAAAAAGTTTCAAGTATCTGTTTTCTTTTATGTGAATCATCACCTCGTCTAATTAAAAGAGTAAATGTGCCTTTTTTATTATTTGTATTTGAAATTTCCCATCTAATGTTATGTTGTGAACCACTAAGAAGAACATTGTTCGTTGTAACTAATGCACTTCCACTGTTATTCATAATTTCACCATCAGCGATAGTTTGTAATTTAAATGAAGTACTTGTTGTGGTTGTGTCTGTTCCACCTTGTATAAGAAAACTACTATCTGAACTTACAAAGTTTGGAGTCGTGGAAAATGTATCACCACCTGAACCAGTAGCCATGGTTAAATTAGCTTGTGTTCCTGCACTTGAACCGGATAGAATTACCACTCCAGCAGCAGATGATGCAGAAATTCCTAAGTTTGTAGTTGTAATTGTTTGGTTCACTGCATTTTTAAATGCAGTAGCTGTGGTTGTTACAGTATCAGCTGCATCTGGATCTGCCCATTCAACAAATATTTGAGTTGAAGAATTTGTATAACCTGCAGATTCAGACACAAACATAAACTTTGTACTTCCTATAGTAATTTCATCAGGACCACCGAGTGCAGATACAGAACCTGATGGTACAGCTGTAAATGTAAGTGATGCACTTGCAAATGTTGCTCCAGTTGATGTAGCCTGTGAACCTATAGTATCATTAGTAGTAGCAGGTCCATAAGTACCATCCAAAACTCTAACAACAGTTAGGGTATCTGAATTTTTTAAATATTGTTCTGCTGTATGTGATGTCAAATATTGTACTGATGTTGAACCACTTTTAAATACATCTCCAAACTTCTGTTGAAAGTCAGAAAATGATGTAACGATGGTTGGAACACCAGCTGGTCCTTTGACTGTTGGACCTATTAGAGCTGCTCCAATATCTGCAACAGCTGCGGGTAAAAACGATTGGTCTATTTCATTCGTAAATACGCCGGGTGAGATTATTTTTTCGGCCATTGAATTTCTCCTAAAATTGATTTAACTTGATAAAACACAAGAAAATTATGCATAAATATTTTCATATATAAATATTGAAAATATTTTCAAAACATTGATATTTATTTAAGTTTATTTATTTATTTGGTGTAAATTCACCTGTTTCTGGATTTAGACTTCCTTCACCATATTTTTTAGTAGTTTCATCTAAAAATTTATTTTCTTTTTCTTTATTTTTATTGAACTGGTCTACCAAATCTGACTCGGACTGATCTAAATTATCCAATTGTTCTTGTAATCTTAATCTAGCCATAGCAATTTGACCAAATTGTCTTTGAATATCAAAAAATTGTTTTTGAATATCTTTGACACTGTTCATTTCTTCTTCTGTGAATTTTACTGGTTCGGAC